CTTAGAATCATCAAGCATCAGCTTAAATGTGTCCAGCATTTTGTTGTATGACCAATGGTCTTTGAAGTAAGCAGAGGATAAGAAACAGGATTTGTTCGGCTCTTTAGCGTACTCAGCTTTACGCTCAGCCGGGGTCAAATCTCTGTATGGAGGCATACGACGACTTGTCAGGAACTTTTTCAAGACGGTGTCAATGGTATCTTTCTTAACCATTCTGAACTCGTCCACAATCAAGATGTTCGCACGGTTGCTTCGAGCGTTATCTGAAGCCGTAACGACCTTGATATAACTGGAGTTCTTGAACATTATTTTTGCGTCCTGCCCAGAAAACTTTGTGTCGCCCATATCTATCTCATTTCTAAGATTTGGGGATACAGGCATCAGTTCTGTTTGAATCTTTTCCAGCACGTTAATACTCTGACCGCGTGTGCCAGATGTAATGACGACTTTCGTGCCGGGGTATAAGATGCAGCGAATGACTACGAAAATGGCGATAAGGAATGATTTACCCATTCCTCGGGCAGCAATCCACAGGAACGTTCGGCTCCTGTCCATCATTACAAGAAGAGCAGTCTGGAACCATTTCAAAAAATCAAGTTGCAAATACTCTTCGACAAAGATGTCAATGTTCTCGCGGTAATAGCTGCCCCAAATCGCCATGCCCTCGATAACACGAGAGCGTCTGCTTTGATTTGGTGACGCCATTACATATCACCGCTGGATTGAGGACTGCCAAAGATATCATTCAACAAGGAGTCGTCATCCTCTTCGTCGTACTCTGGGTGTTTAACACGAAGCTCGTCCATTGCGTCTTCGTACATCTTGCAATAGCTGTTGCGCAAGCCGACCATTTTGCAAGCGTGACCAAGATACCACGTTGTGATATTCTTAATCGTTCCACGGATATCGCGCTTTTCCTTTGGCGTTTCAGGAAGAGGTCTGCTGTACTCCCATTTCTGGATACCAACACCAAGCGGCATCTTGTCGAGTTCAGCGTCTACATCGTTCTTCTTCTGCGCTGGTTTTAAGTTCATACTGCCAAGCAGAGAATTAAGCGCGTTAACGTTCTTATCAATTGGTTTGCCCTGTGCACTGTCGCGTGCAATAATGGATTCGAGCAAGCAAATCTGTCGGTACAACGCACGCTCACTCGGGTCAACGACTTGCCTGTCGCCAGTCCAATCCTTATAGCGACGCTCCAGCTCAAGGTAAAAGTCTGGAGTATAACCGGCACCCCAGAAATCAACAAGAGCTTGGTCAACGTCTACCTCGGCAGTATCTTCAGGCTGTGCGATATATGAAGCAGTTGGAGTCTCTTCTGGTTCAAGCAACGCCTCTTCATCAAGCGTATCGTCAAAGGTTTTGTCGATATAGCGAATGATGTTTGTCTTTCCAATATAATTGCGAACCCGAGAGTGAACGCCAGCCGTGCGTTCAACCATTGCGTAGATGTCTTCGTTCCAATAAAGGTCGAGCTTCATGCACATACGCTTCATAGCCGCCTTGTCATCGCCGAGCATTGCACGATACTGTTCGTACATATCCTCAACGCAATCATTGCACATTGGCAAAAAGCCAGAGCCACGATACATGGGGCTATGACTCACTGGGAAGTAGCCCTTTTTCCGGCTGTATGATGTGCCGCATCTGCAACAGTAAAACTTTTGGGAAGTCTGAATGGTCATCGAATCATCAACGGTCTTCTCAAGCTTCTTACGTCTTGGAGCCTCAGCCATTTACCTCAGCCCCCTTTTGGTGCTATCTTCCCACAGCTTGACAGCCAAACGCATTTTGTTGCCGGGATAGAATCGGGGAATCCAATGCGCAGGTACATCGACTTTTTCGCCAGTCTGCGGGTTCGGACAACTGCGAGCCTTGCGCTCTAAGATGTCAAAACAACCGAAGTTATGGATGGAAACGGTGTCTCCGTTTCCGAGATTGTAAAGAATAATGTCAGTGAAATCATCAACGATACTTGTCGCAGCTTTCTTCGTATAACCGTGCTTGTCCACAAGCTGTTGAATCAAATCGACCCTTTTAATATCCATCCTTTATACCGTCCTTTCTGTTACAGGTCTGCCAGAGACTTTTGAGCGTCAGAACGAATTTCTCCGTTTTCATCGAAATACTGAGAGATTTGTTCCTCGGCACTCAGGTCTTTATAGACACGAACCATGTCGGCAGACTCCCATCCGACGATATCTTGGATAACATTATCGGGTAGTCCGAGTTTGGCAAGATGTGTTGTGAAGTAATGTCTCAAACTATGCCAGTAGAAATCCTCGCCAGTCATGCGGCTAAATGTGTTAGCCCAGCTATTGAGCGTTGTATCACTCATCTGCTCACTTGTAGTACCGGCGGGGAAAAGCCACTCACACTCGATGCCGAGCTTTTGGCGCTCTGCCATCCACGCATCGAAATATGGTTTGAACTTTTTCGCAAGAGTATAGCAGTAGATGTACTTGCCAAGACCGAACCCCTTCGTTTGAATAGGCTCGCTGGTCTTATACAGTGCCCCGCCGCACACGAGGTTTTCATCTTTGAAGTCATCCACTTTGAATCGACACAGCTCTGCTTTACGGCGACCGCTGCACATTGCAAGAGCAACGGCGCACGCCTTTTTGTTTTGACCGGATGCAAGCAAATCATCAAGAAGCTTGTCCAAAGCCTCGTCGCTCCAGACTGTTTTCTTTCTTACCTGCTGCATAGCCGGATTCTCAATTTTTCGAACTGTCGAACGGAAGTCCTTAAACTCATCCTCGTCATCGAGGATGTTCTCGACATAGTTCGACAAAGAAGAAATTGCAGACTTTAAGCGACGAACACGCGCAGGCGAGTTCCCATTTTCGTTAATAAGCCAATGCTGATACGCAGCATAATCGCGCTTGGAAATTTTAGGGAAAAACTTGTTCCCGTTGTTCTGCAAATTCCACACCCAGAAAATATCGATGTCATTGGAGTATCCAGCAATAGTTTTGGGACTACGCTGGACAGATTGCAAATATGCAATGAAGTCTTGCTTCAAACGAACATTGTCTGGGTTGACCTGATTCAAAAGCTCAGGGCTTGTGATTTCATTTTGCTTCGTTTTTCGGGGCATACAAGCCACCTCGCTTTCTGTAGAATTAAAATTGGTTGCGGGCATCGGAGTTGAACCGATTCCTCAAGGTTTATGAGACCTGCGACTTAACCGTTTGTCCTGTCCGCAATATGGTGGGAGAGGTTGGATTTGAACCAACGCAGCCCGAAGGCGGCAGATTTACAGTCTGCTGTAATTGACCGCTCTACCACTCTCCCAAGTAGTGGTGATGCGTAAGGGGGTCGAACCCTTAAATTCCGCCGTGAAAGGGCGGTGACTCTACCAATTCGTCCAACGCACCTCATGGGTGGTGATGCCAGTGAGATTTGAACTCACAACCTCCTGCTTGAGAGGCAGGTGACTTAGCCGATTCGTCGATGGCACCAAGTGGTGGGACAGGAAGGTGCCGAACCTTCATCCTCCGGTTTTTCAGACCGGCGCTCCGACCGCGTAAGCTACTGTCCCGGATGGCTCCTCCTGCAGGACTTGAACCTGCGACCAACGGATTAACAGTCCGCTGCTCTACCAACTGAGCTAAAGAGGAATATGTAAATAGGGTTGCCCCGGTGAGGGCAACCCTTGTGCGTCGTTAAAGGGGTATTCCGTAAGAACAACGGATGCCGTCTGTGTCACAGACGCAAACCAACTGTTCTGCCTTACCGAAAATTCGCTTTTGGACGCAATAATCGTCCATACCAAGGAAACTGCCAGCCATGACGGTTTTGACACCTTGGACTTCATCAATCTTGTTGTGATGCAAGTGACCGGAGAGCACGGCATACAACGGGACTCGTGCCATTGTCTGCAATGTTTGAACCTTGCCTGCAGAGCCGTCAAAGTCCCCGTGAACACCACAATACATTTTCCCGCGAATGTTAATCAGATACATGGTGCTATCAATCTTGACAGCATCGCTTGTTGTCCCGATAATCACATTCTCGAAATTTTGGAGACGGGCACCAAGGTACCATTCAACAATATCGTCCAGCCGTTCACTGAGCAGCGCATCATCCTTATTTGGCGTAATACGGCTATGATTACCTGCAACGCTCACAAATGTGACTGTGGAGAAATGCTTGCTAAGTTCAGCAACAAATTCTGCAATCAACTCAGAGACGCCTTTGATTTGTTCAATCACATTCTCTTTGTTCGTAATAGCGATGGATTGATGGATATTTCCACTGATAGCATCGCCGTTCGACCAGACAATGCAGTTCTCACTTCCATGCGTTTCGCCAATAGCAATGATTCTGTCTAAGTAATGGCACATCATCTCGCGGCAGATATCAGAGTTATATGTATTCCAATGGTTATCGACATTCGCTCCATAGTGGATATCATTCAAGCTAACCAGAAGGTCGTTATCGGACGGCTGGATATGACATGGCTCGTATTCGAGTTGTGGCAAATTGCCGCTCTTTACTGCGTCCACGAGAATCTCATTCAACTCTTCTTGCCGGGAACGCTCACGAATCAGCTTGTTAAAAGCATTGCGTTGGTCAAAGAACTTTTGACGTTCTTTGAGCAGCTCAATGCGTTTGCTATCCAATGCAGACAATGCGTCCATGTCCTGAATAGTAGCTTCGCCATCCCGCTCGATGGCTTCGATGATGGCTTTCATGCCATACATTCTTTTGCGGACTTCGCTTGAGTTAAAACAGTTACCATCACCAAACAGACGCTCGCTCAGTTCTGCGTAGTCATCGTCAATGGTGCGGTCAACCAGCTTACCAATTACGATGTCACGCATCTCTTTATAGCTTGCTGTGCTGGCTATGGTTTACACTCCCTTTCGTTTGTCGTGAACACGCTCCAGTCCACGCAAACTGCGGAGCAGCTTCATAGGAGCGCCATCCTCAACCATGTAGTAGTGGTGCCGTTTGGAATCTTGCTTCATCGTGCGAACGATATGAACACGAGGAAACTTCTCACGAATGGCTTCTTTTTCTGAGGCGGTAATTGCAATCACTTAAAAATCATCCTTTTCTTCAAAATAGTTTTATGCTTTGTCTTTTATCATTCATACATACACCCCATCAAACACGCCTCAAAGCATTGTGCCACAACGGTTTGATGGGGGTATTTATTTCTAACAATTCGAGTTTTATAATCAACTCTTTAAGGCGTTTCTGCACCGCATTACTGCATTAACAGTCTGACGGGTCTTAACCTCGACAGCACAACTGGGGCAATACTTCTGCGGGCGACCCTTTGCAGGTGACTGTGCTTTTACAGTCAGTCCACAATTCTCGCACTCAAAATATGCGCCGCCGTAATACTTGAGGTATTGATAACCGAGGTTCCTGAAATCTTGAATATGTATTGCCGTCTCACCGGCTTGAATGAACTGCACTTGAACATTCAGGTTGTCGATTTTTTTAGAAAAGCGAATGAACCCAGCATCACGCAGTTCGGCAAACATCAAACTCTGGCGCTTAATAGAGGTATTGATGTTCGCCATCTGCATAATCTCTTTGTCCGAAGTATTCACCCAACCATTGTTCCGCTCGGAAGCGGCGTCCCAATATTTCGCAACGCAGAGAAGCGTGAACGCCAACCGTCGGATTTGTTTACCTTCAAGCGTCTCAATTTTGGCGAGCTCTTCTCCGGTGATGTCCACGCCGTCCAGACGGATGAGTGGAAACTTGCTTACGTTCTTTGCAACCTTATCAAGCATATCCGACCAATGAACAAGTGAAGCAGAAGGGTCGCACTGTAGCATGAAGGAGTCGAGCAGACTCCGAATCTCCTTTTTGCTGTAGTGATTCTCGTAATAATACTTGGACACACGACTCAATGTCTCGGTCGGCTTCTTCCCAAGGTCATGGTTGGCAATCATTTTTTCTGCCCAGTCATATTCGTTAAGAACGATGCTCATAGCGTCCCTCCAATCATTTTTTGTTGTAATGAAAATCTGTCACCGCAGAAGAAGATATCCCCAGCGGGGTCAACCGTCGGGTAAGAGATTACCCCGTTATGCTTATCCAGAAGGTTCTGAATGATTTCGCCACCGCACATTTCCCACGCGAAGCGCTTGGTCGAACTCTTCTTATAGCAAATATCCAGAACAATGTCGCATAGAACAAAGCGGTTGGAGCAAACGCGGGCACATTCTTGTTCGAACTCGGAGCGCATCTCAATCATGCGGGAGAACGTATCATACTCATCAACCCTCTCGTAGTTGGCAAAGACGGCATAACTGCGCAAGCGCTTGTTGTAGTTCTCGTAGAGTTTCAAGATGGCATTGTACTGCGTTCTGCTATACTCAATACCACTCTTCATCACGGTGTAGTCAAAGTCAACATCGGCATTGTGACGACCGAGGTAGCCATCGAACTCCTTCTCGAAGCGCCTGCAGATTCTGTTCATCACGCAGTCGTGGTTACCCACGGGCATCCGACTCTCATAGTAGCGAAGGAAATCTTTCTGCCGTTCGCTCAATTCGGAGCGCGGCATCTCCAGCATTTCATCAATCGTCATCTGGAACTCGCGCATGGCATTCTTGTTTGTGTTTTTTATGTATGTGTTATACTGCTTCATCAAAGCAGGGTAGATAATACGCATGAAGTATGGCTTCTTGTCTGCGACGAGACGCTGATAGAACCTGCGCCGTTCCGGGTCTTCAATTGTATTGGCGCTATGTCGGTCATGCCACTCACGAGGCATCGGCTTGGCAATAATGCCTTTCGCTTTGTCGATGGCATTCTGCTGAAAAAGCTGTCCGCACTTTATGCGATAGTCAAGTTCCTCGTACTCCTTGGAACCCTTCTGAAACTGCGCCTGCACATCGAACATCGAGGTAATCCAGTTTGTGGTTTTTCCGATATCATCGCCGAAGCTATCGATGTTGGCTTGTATGGCGTCTGCCTCGGTGACAATTTTTTTCTTTGCTTTTCGTTGGACGCACATAAGAGCGGGAAGCACCTTTAGATTATCAACAAGCACCTTGTTATCGGTAAGCATTACAAGGTCGCCATCTTTGTCCATGCCATTGAGCGCATGGGCGGCAGTGTCCCACGAGTTGAAAATCGTGCAGGTCGTCATGTATTGATACCAGTGAGATGCCTCGTCGCTGCGGTGTGGGAAAACAAGACGAATGTTGTTATGGCAGGTCATTGGTGCACGGTAACAGGCAAGCCGTTCGGCGTGCTGGTCGCACCAATATTTGTTGTAGATTTCACCAGACCTCAGAAGCCCGGTAACCTCCAGCCCGAAGATGTGTTGACACAGTGAGAATGGGTCGCCGGAGACAATGGAGTAGTTCCCATGTACTTTGAGTACGCCGACCTTGGCTTCGTTGATGCGATTACGAATCATCTGATAGATACTGCTCTGGACGTAAGGGTCGTTCAAAATCTGCGGTTCAATCATAATCGCCTTAACATAGTCGTCATCAACGCGGTCAATATTGTCCTCATTCAAGCCAGCACCCTTTAAGAACAGCAGTGTCTTTGCCCAATCCGCATAAAGAACGTCTCGAATCTCATCCATCGTCGGTTTGATAAGCTGCTCAATGTCATTGTCGCTCAGCTCGTAGCTCTGAATGAATTGATAGTTTAATGTCCGCTCAGACTCAAGTTCCTTTGGGCAGGTCTTGGCGATACCAAAGGTGTAACCGTTTGCTAAGCAGTTGCTTACATAATCGTCACAGCTATCGTAGGAGTCCCACAGTTTCAGCATGGACGTGGTAAGAATCAGCTCAACATTACGAATGTCCACATCGTTACCCCAAGCGTCTTTAACAATATAGTTCTTAGCGACATTTTCTGCGAAATCCAAAAAGTCGAACGTGAAGACCATGCCCTTCTCCCAAGAGAAACGTGTGTTCACGCCGCTGACAAGGTAGTCTAAGCCAAGCTCTTCACCCCATCGGGCAGCAAGTGATGGGAGCATCAAGCCGTATCCATCGGATTCGTTGAGTTGCACCATGACCTGCTTACGCTCTTCCATGATTGGCTCTCCGTCCTGCTCGTCATTCAGGTAGATGATATCCGACAAGAACTCGGTCTCACAGTCGCTAACAACAAGAATGCCATGCGGAACTGACACAGGGATTGATGCGCTGCAGGTAAGTGCCTTATACGCCTCCAGTTTGGCAGGTACCATTTCTTTTTCCATGTTGCGACCGTTGTCAATGCGGCGGCGAATCTCATCGGCATGGCGCTCACTGATGAACACGATGGTCTCGTTCTTGACGCCGCCATTCGTTCCAAGTAACCGCTGATACCGAAGACCGTTAATACTAAATCCACGGCAAGCTCGATGGTAGTCCTTCTCTTTATCGATGATGACGCAGAGATAGTCCGGCTTAAACTGGATATCATCCAGTTGCGCATACAGCTTCTTGATTTGACGACGATTTGGAACGCTATTCGGCTCTTTACGAAGCCGCTTGATTTCTCCTTTGATTTTCCGCGCCTGCGTCTCAGCATCGGTGATGCCGTTCAATTCGTCCAGCCAGCGGAGTACCTGACTGTCGGCGAGGGAGATTACCTCGTCATTCTTTCTTGCCTCTGCAATGGGGAGCGTAAGCTTCCACTTCGCCTTTCGCAGGCGGCTGCTATGAAGCTTGAAAATGTATTTCTGACATACTAACTGTTTAGCCAGTATGGGTCACCTCACTTCGTATTTTATTTAATTATGTTGATATAGCATAAGTTACTCGTTCTCTTCTGCATAACGGAACCATTCCTCGCGGAATGCAAACCGCTCGCTCTCAATGAACCGTTCGAGGGCTTCATCATCATTTAGCAGGTCGGCATCTTCGTATGTATATGGAACACGCTCCTCCACGAGATAATCCTCTGGCAGCGGTCGGTGGTATCGTTTATTCAATTGGGCATCCTCCTTGGTTTGTGGTGTTAATCCAGTTAATGAGCAGCTCTCTCATATGCCTGCTCGGTATGTATAGGTTAATGGGCTTATCATCTCGAATGGCACTACGCCATATCCACTGTAGCATTTCTGACAAGGCAAAGTGTTCGGGGTTAATCGTGACATTCTGCTTGGCAAAAAACTTCATAATATTGGGGTCGGCAAATCGGTTCACCATATAGGCAATGTCAGTCCTGCTCTTGTACTGGTTTGTAGCTCTGGCGCTCGTCTGCAGGAAGTTATTGCGGAAGCGCCCGGTACGGGAGTCAACCAGCTTATTGACATCACTCTTGAAGCAAGACCAAAGCCGAGTCTCGCTACTGCCATCTGGAATACTTTGAAAGAACTTCTTTAAGCCATTTCGAAGTTTACGGATTTCGGGATTGTCATACCCCCTGCGGTCATACCAAGCCTTAGACAAGGCATAGTGCTTATCACCAACGGTATTGAGTTTGGGGTCATCGACTATGCGAATCAGTTCACGGTAGTCCAGCGGAGGTGGAGCGTCAGGTCTGTCCGAGAAACGGTATCCGCTTTCATCCTGCTCGACACCGATGATGTTGTAATCAAATCCAAAGAAGTCAAGGTATGCCTTCTGATACTGTCCGTCAAACAGATATGTCAGCATAAACACTTCGTCGAAAGACCGGAGTAACTCTGGGTTCAAGATGTTGAGAAGAGCAGAGTCCAATCGGAACAGGGAGCCGGTGTTCGCCATTTCCTTGTAGTCGTAGAAACGACCGGTATAGCTATCGTCCAGCCACTCGATGCGACCATCATCATGTTCTGTGGCGAGCTGGTTTATAATGAGGTCAAAATCCTTGTTGGTGATATTCAAACGCTCAATTACTTGGATGCTTTCATCTACGATGAGCGAGTAGTGCTTTTGGCGAACGAGCTCCAAGGCTTCTGTGTCCATTAAGTAAAACAGTGAGTGTGTGGCGGCGATATTGTGTCCGAGCCGCATATGCAGTTTGAGTTCGGTAGACTTACTCATGTGGTCACTATCCGGCTGGTCAAAATCACAACGCTCACAGATACGCCCTACCTCGTCCAGATATGGGGTGATGTAGAGAAACCGCTTGGAGTCTTTGTAACGGTTCATATAACGAATGGCAGCGGAGGATTTACCACGTCCCATTCTGGCATCGACAACAGTGATGGTGTTCATCGGTGGTAAGCACCACCTTTATGGATAGTCGTTTGTATAGAAATCACGACCTTTCTTTGGAATTAGTGGGGGTGCGAAAATTTTAGGACACACAAAAGCCGCTCGGCTGGCTATACCGTCGCTATCAATGCGGCGCCTGTAACTTGCTTTGAATGCCCTGTCCAGTAGAGTTCGATTCTTGTTCTCAATACTTTTTATAGAGTGCATCTGCGAAACCGTTGCAAGACAAGGCTTTGCGGGAACGGTTAGGACACACGCTGTGTCTTTTTTTGTTTTGGCGGTATGA